GTAAACCTTTCAGTACAACAACCAATCCAGTTACCAAAGGAGTAAACAAGCCCAAGAAACCAAGTATCTTTGCACCAATAGCAATTCCAAGTATTGCAGCAATACCCAGAAGAATTTTATCTAAATTATCAGTAATAAATGTAACTACATTTTGTATTTTCTTTTGATTTTCCTTATTTCTAATCCAATCAAGCATTTTTAATACAATGCCACCCGCCAAGATATTTCCAAAGAATTTCTTGATCATATCAAAGAAACCCATTTTTGGAGGTTTGAATCCTTTTAGAGCAAAAGTTGCCTTTTTCTTTGCACTCTTTTCAGATTTCTCCTCTTCTCTTTTTTGTGCAGCTTTTCTTGTAGTAGTCTCCTCTTGTTTAGCCTCTTTCTTCTCTTCACCCAATATATCCTTGAGAAGACTATCAATACCAACTAATGTTTCATTGATATTATCAAAGGAATCAGTAACTACATCATCTTTCTTTGTTTTTACCTCCTTAGAAGATTTTAGAAGTTTATTTGCATCAACTGTAGATTTTTTATTTTTTCTAACATTAACATTCTTAACAACTTTAGCAGTTTGAACTTCTTCTTTCTTTTGACTAAAACTACCTTTCTTATTCCTTACTCTCTTATACTCATCACTAATAAGCTCTGCATCTCCACTATCAACTTTCTGACCCATTCGATCAGCAGCCATCTTCTCTTTGAGAAGAGTTCTATACTCATCATAATCAAGGTCAAATACATCATCTAGACCCAGTATCTCTAGGATTTTTGGATCAATTTCTTCATCTTGTTGTTTTGGTTTTGGTTTATCATACTTCTTATCTGATTTGACAAGGGCAGTTACAGCCTTCTCATCTGGTTTTTTTGAAGTTTCCTCATCATCCTCGGTTTCATCTTCTTGTTCTTCCTGTATCTCTTTTAAAATATCATCAAGACCTTCTAAATCTTCTGATTCCTCTTCTTGTTCTTCCTGTATCTCTTTTAAAATATCATCAAGACCTTCTAAATCTTCTGATTCGTCTTCTGGTTCATCCTTGTTAAAGGCATCTTCCTTTGCCTTAACTTCACTCAAATCCTCCTTTTTATACTCCTGAACAGGAAGTTTTGGCTCACGAATAAAACCTTCATCTGCAAGGGCTCTGGCACTATCCAGAAAATCACCCATCCCCTTTATAAGTTCACTATCAATCTTACTCTGCTCTTCTTCTGAAGCCCGATTGTAGTAATTTGACAGTGATGCAATCTGAACATCACTCAACTTGTCGGCAAGATCCTTCCCTAACTTATATTCATAAGCCTTTCTTAGTTGTTTAGGATCTCTAGCCATTTTGACGTGCCTTTTGTTTTTGTTCTTCTTCCTCTAAATGTTGTTGTAAGAGACCGACATAGATGTCTCGTTCAAAAGGTATCATATTTTCTATTTCAGTTAGAGAGTATTTGTGGTATTGCATTAGTGCAAAGTTTAGTTTGAAATAACTCTCCAGATCCATATGGATCATGCCTATGCGAAAAAACTGGATAAACCCTCCAAAACGATAGTACTTTTTACCTTAGTTACAGGATTTGTGACCTCAATTGTATGAGATAGTTTTGGCATAGTATCAAAGAATTGTTCAATTTCTTTAAACTGATTTGAATTCATCTGGTCCAAGAAGTCAATAACTTCCTTTTTAGTACAATCATCAGTAGACCAAACATCTTCCTCATTATAAATTTTATCAATACATGATGCAATTAGTTCAAATGATTTATCCATATCAACTTCACCTTTAAAATCAAAGTTATTTGAAATGAATTGTTCCAATGAAGGATACTTCATCTCCATCATCAAGGTCTCATCAAGTTTAATCTTATTAGTGTGATTGTCATTAGTATGAACTTGAATTTCATCAAGGTCAATAGTCACAGTAATACTTGTTTCACCATCATCAGGTGCCACAATGTTTACCTCAACTTCTTCACCAACTGACCTTGCTCTGATATTCAAAAACAAATATTCAATATCAAAAGTAGGAAGTTTTTCTACTTTTATACCTCTAGTAAGAATACAACTCTTCAAAACAGACTTGATTGCCGTTGTAATCTGTTTAGTGTTCTCACTTTCAAGAGCAAGAACTAAAAGTTTCTCTTCTTTAACTAGAAAAGGTCTATAAGTAATTTTCTTCTGTGTTGATGGTAATACCAATTCATACTCAGGAGTTGCAATCTTTGGTAACGGCATGATAAACTTATAATATAAGTAAAACTATTTATTATGCCTCTTTACGCAGTCGAATATATCTAGTATATGACATTGAGACATTATAATTCAAAACTTGACTATTTTCATAAGCAACTTTAGTTGGTGCGATACTGATTGGGAATGCATCTACAAAAGTATACTGTAGTTGATAACTATCAGTTCTTTCTCTTCTTTGTGCTGTTGCATCCTTCTCAAATTTTGTCAAGAATATATTACTTCTATAACTTTGAGGGTAATTCATCTGATAACTTACAGCACTGTTGAAATAGGGCTGATTGTCCTGAGATTGTCCTGCAATATAATCTATCCAACCATCAAACAATTCAATAACATCATACTTATTATTGACCATAAATGTCAAATCAAGTGTATTTCCAAAATCCTTCCTGTATGCCATTTTTTCGGTCATACCAGGAAAATCATTTGCTGCATCATGAGTAAAAAGATTTACACCAGGAAGTGATGCTGCGGAACACATCAACTCAACATCTTCACCATCTTCACTATAGTTAAAATTTCTTGTTCCACCCCTAAGAAATCCTATTACTGCTGCAGGTGGTTGAACTTTAACTTGATAGACAGATGTCTGAGCGACATGAAGAATTTTACTCTTTAGTGCCGAGGTTTTAACTGAATTTGGAGATGGTCCAGGCATCTAAATATTTCTACATTATAATACTATGTATATTAGATGGGTCAAAGTATAAAGTCAATTTATAAACCATCACATCCTGAGAAATACCTTGGTAACTCAAAAAATATAATCTGTAGAAGTTCTTGGGAAAGAACCTTTTGTAGGTATTGTGACACTCACCCAAATGTAGTAAAATGGGCATCAGAAGAGTTCTCAATACCTTATATTTCACCAGTTGATGGAAGACCACACAGATACTATCCAGACTTTCTAATTGAAGTGAAGGAAAAGAGTGGTAAAATAAAAAAGTATGTAATTGAAATCAAACCCAAGAGACAAACTCTACCACCAGTCAAAAAGAAGAGGATAACAAAGGGGTTTATTACAGAAGCAAGAACTTATGCAATCAATCAAGCAAAATGGAGTGCTGCAGTTGATTTCTGCAAAGATAATATGATTGAATTCAAGATTATTACTGAGGATCAACTTTACCACTGGAAGAAATGAATAGATTTAAAGAAGAAGATGAAAATAGGATCTCAAGTTTGCAAGATCCTGATGATATGATGTTAGAAATCATGGATATTCTAACAATAACTGAAGTCATTCCTGAGGTTGGTGGTTATTATACATTCATCTATCAGGCTAAAACTTTTAGAGTTGAATATGACCAATTTCCACTAATTGCGTGTGTTGGTGTCTTTGCGTGGGGTTTTAGAGGATTTAACTATCATTGGGGTGAGTATAGGAATTATAACTGGGAAGAAGCTTCTCTTCTTCGTGTAGTTTATCCTATGGAACTCCAAGTTTTACGTGCAATTCCTTATCAGAGTTTTACAATAAATAACTAAACGGGTTAGTAACCGGTATTCGGAGAAATACTATAGTGGCAAAATACAATCCATCCAATTGGCAAAGTTTAGGAGGTAATGATCCGACAAAATATAATGCCACCTTTAACTTGAATAATTCGCAAGGAAATAAGGATGCGATTCTTGTCACCACTGATAGGGCAACTGGTAATTACGATGTATACAAAAAAACCCTCTTTGGTAATAAGTTAATATATCAATATAATGCTTCAACTAATTATACTCGTATTGTAAACGATGATGACTATACAAATTATTTTGCAGAAGGACGTACCAAACAAGGTGAAGAACTAAGTAAGTCTGTAAAGGAAGCAACACTAGGTTTAGCAGAAGATAACGTATCTGGTTCCACATCAAGAAAAGAATATCAAGAATTACAAGAAAAAACAGGATACGTATCATTATCAAATTCAGAACAACAAACAACTTCTGAGGATGAAATAGCTGCACCTCTAAGTACTTCAGAAGAAGAGGGTGTTACCAGTAGTGCCGGTAGTAATGTTGGTGGTGATGGTGGTGATAATAGTTTTGGGAATACAGGAGGTTTTGAGTCTATTGGTAGATCTGCTGTAGATTTTAACAATTTAGATGGTGCAGATCTTAGACCTACTCCAGAAGGAATAGATGATGCAGTCAATGCATTCAATATTGGTGCAAATCTTGGTCAAAGTGTAACGGATACTAAACTAGATCTAAACGATCCCTTCTTTACTCGCAAATTTGGGGAAGATGGTGAAAGACTTATATATCCAGAAGCAGATCTTACTAGTTTTGGGTATGACTATATCGAGATTACTGGTCACAAATACACAACCAAAGGTACTAATGGATTCAATGGTAATCAACTCAATCTCGGAAGTGTTAGTGAAAAATTAGGACAAATAACAAAAATAGTTCAGTTGCCAATGCAACCTAATTTGAGTGAAGCCTCTGCAGTTGATTGGACACAAGACGAAATCAATGAAATTCAAAAAAGAGCTGCAGGTATTGCTGCTCAGGGAATTACTGATTTTAGAAACTCGAAAATCAAAGATTTGGGTGGTGTTTTTGCAAACTTATTGGGTAATGCAGGTACAGCAGCACAAGAACTTATTAGAGACAATGGATTAGCACCATTTATTACTGCATATTTTGCTGGTCAGGCAGTTGGTGCAAATATAGTCGCAAGAACAACAGGTCAAGTTTTAAACAAAAACCTAGAATTACTGTTTAAAGGACCAAAATTGAGACAATTCAGTTTCAATTTTACATTTACTCCAAGGTCTGACAAAGAAGCACAAACTATCAGAAAAATGATAAGATTCTTCAAAAAATCAATGGCCCCTGAAGTATCTCCTCAAAGCCTCTTTCTATATACACCAGATATTTTTGAAATAAAGTATATACATAATAGTAGGAACGATCATCCCTATTTGAATAGATTTAAACCTTGTGCTCTCACTAACTTTAGTGCTAACTACACACCAGGAAACAGTTATATGACGTATAAAGATGGGTCAATGACTCAATATACAGTTACTATGACATTTAGTGAACTTGAACCCATATATCAAAACGACCACGATGGTGCCGGAGGTACTGGTTTCTAATGGCTAAACAATATTTCAGTTATGTTCCTAATTTTGAATATGTAGATAGAACTAGTAAAGGTCAGAATATTTCTGATTACACTAAAGTCAAAAATTTATTCAAAAGAGCTAAAATCCGAAGTGATATCTTAGGAGACATATCGTTCTTTACCAAATATCAAATTATTGGTGATGAAAGACCAGATAATGTTGCTCAAAAGGTTTATGGTGATTCTAACCTTGATTGGTTAGTGATGCTATGTAATAATATTGTTCATTTTGAAAATGAATGGCCTATGAGCCAAGAGTCATTTGATAACTACTTACTTGATAAGTATGGTTCATATGAAGCGTTATATTCTACAAGATATTACATTACGGGTGAAATAAAAAATAGTCAAAATATAATTATTGTTCCTCAAGGGGTAATAGTTCCTAGTGACTACAGTGTCACTTTTTATGATGAAGGTCTAGGTCAAACCATTACACGTTCTAGTGTATATCCAGTATCTAACTATGAATATGAAAATGGACTACAAGACAAAAAAAGAAATATATTCCTAATTAAACCATTCTATATTGCTCTAATTATTGACGATCTTGAGACAGTAATGCCATATGGTAAAGGTTCTACTCAATATGTAGCTCCTGGTCTGGTAAGAGGAGAAAATATTAGACTATTCCAGGGTTAAAAAAAGTAATAGCACAAAAAAATACCGGGATTTTTTTCCCGGCATTTATGAAACTAAAGGCCGATTTTCGTATCAGGACTCAGCAAGTTTACTGAAGTATGACAGAGGATCATCGTCATCAGTAGATGATGTTGACTCAACATTCTTTGATGCCTGATAAGAGTCTTCAAGTTTTTGCATAACTTGTTCTTCACTAACAGCGCGTTGTTCAGTTGCTGTATAGTTATCGTACTCAGTCTCCTGTGCTTCTTGACGTGCTTGAGCTTTATTACCCAACACATAATCAAGACGCTTCTTCAACTCATCATAAGATTTGAATTTATCAGGTGCAACATGTTCAGTCAATGAATACTGCTTCTTCCAGATGGCTTCCATTGCATCGTCATCATCCAACAAAGGACTAGGTGATGCAAATTCTGATGCGTCATAGTTCCAGTAACCTGCAACTTTCTTCAACTTCAGTTTGAAGTTTGCACCCTGCCAGAAGTCAAAGGGATTGATTGGTGTCTCATCCTCAAACTCAGGTTGCATTGCTTCCATGATCTTATCAAAGATCTTCTTACCAAACTTATACAGGAAGACTTTACCCTCATTTTGTGGGTTTGCCTTGTCCTGCACAACATAGATGTTGGCATAGAATGACAGTTTACGCTTTTGCTTACGTGCAATATCTTTATCTGACTCACTGCCACTGTTCCACAACTCACGATTGAGTTCACCGATAGGATCCTTACCACCAATGGTAGTCAAGGAGTTCTCGATGTACCACCCACCAGGACCCTGGAAGGCGTGAGAGAACAGTTTCACCCATGGTAGATCTTCACCATCAGGAGCAGGAAGGAAACGAATTACAGCGTATCCATTACCCGTCTTATCCATTTCTGGTTTCCAGAGACGGTCATCTTGACCACCTCCACCACCGTTTTGCTTCTCAACTTCCTTGACTAGTTTCTGAGTCAGGGAACCCAGAGAAGACTGTTTCTTAAGGTCTGAAAAACCCATTTGTACCTCGTATTAGTTAGTATTTGGTCTATGTCCCAGATTTGGGTGGGGTAACTGGGGACCCCTCTACTATACAACCCTCAGGAGGGGTTGTCAAGTGACTTTTTCATGTTATCTACGATGTTGGTCATATTAGAAAACACGTATGCCAGATCTACATCTGGCGGGAACCCAAGTTGCTTAGCAGAATCAAGGATACTCTCCTTCATCTCCTTTGCCTCTGGATCATCGGATAAACTCATCCGTGCGTAAAGAACTTGTTGTGTCTTCAACAACTCCTCTAACATCTTGACATGTTCTAACTTATCTTCATTAGTCATGGTAGGAAAATTGAATACCATTGCATAGATTTCATCCTGCAACTCTTGTATTCTCTTCATCTCCTCCTGAACTAGTTCTGATTCAAAGAAACTCATTCCCCTTCGACAACTTCAGTCTCTGAGGTTTCTGTAGGGCTATTTTGTTCTTCGATCTGTTCCAAAACTTCAATTGCACCAAGAAGTTTCAGGTACATTTCTCTACTAGCCTCAAGACCTTGTTCGATCTCAACTCGTTGCTTCTTCAGATTCTCAAGCACTGTAG